GTTGACCAGTTAACATCAGCGTCAGCAGAGTTAAACGAATTAGAAAAATACAAGTTCGTTCCTTGAGCCACATACATGTACGACCCAAGCATTTTCATCTTTACATCAGTCCACGCAAACGTGTCATTCTTAGACTCACAAATAGGCAACAAAGAAATCTTGCCTTCAGTCCACACATCCACATTCGTAGACGAATTAAACCTGCCCCTATTAGACTCAGCATAGTCAAAAAATTGTTGCCCAGCTCCAAACGACCAATCCGTCTGCGACCTTAACCAAAACTGGTTATCAATCGACTGCTCTCCGGGTTCACTTGAAGTATCTCGTTGCTCACGCAACGTAGGAATAGCAGTCCGACGGTACTGGTTAACGTCAATGTTGTACGAGCGTTCCGTAGCATCTATCGTTAAAGTAACTGGTAGCCGTTCAGCTTTGTGAACCATTTAGACCCCTCTATAAAAAGAGTTCTGCGTTTTTGTACCTGACCGCATCCAATACGTTGGATACTGTTGATCTAACCTTGCTGCCTCAGCGTTTATTCTAGTTTCACGCAACGCCCGAAGGTCACGCATAGAAGCAGATATAGCACCGGCAGGAACCTCATCCGCTCTACGACTAGACCCTTGCTCATCTATAAATTCTCGTCGAACAGGTCGTGTAGACATTAACCGTAACGCTGCCCCAAGTACAGGCAAATCATACGCTGAAGAATGCAAACCAACAGTACTTAACGCTGTTGACGTAGCAGCCAACGCAGTAAACCCTGTCTTATACTGGACTCTAACTGCTTGCCCAGAGTTAGCGTCATCATGCAAAATTAAAGCGTACCCTGAAGCGAATGAACTAGTGTTGCGATCTCGTCGCAAAGTCCACGCAGGCAACACCGGCTCAGTGTTCTCAGAACCGTCGTCAGTGTACGTTACTTGATACACAGTCAAAATGTCGTCGGTTACCCCAGTCAAATTGTACCCATCTTGAGAAATGTTGTAAGTAAATTCAACGGTTTTCATTTGATACAACCCGTTTTGCGGTGACGACAAATCAGCCAACTCGTCATTAATAGAGTCCAACACAAGTTTTGCAGGGAATTTAGGATTAACCGTAATTAAATCCCCTGAACTATGTGAAGCAGCAGTAGTGCCACGAAAACCACGTTTAACTGTAGCGTCGTTATTTGTAGCGTTAACGCTAAACACATACATTAATTCAGTACCAATTTCAATAATTGAACCTTCAACAATTCCAGCGGAATCATAAATAAAATTCAAAGTCGTCGCAGAATCATTAACACCTGTAGCTAACACGTCGTGTTCTTCAACGTAATCAGTTAACAACAAATTTTTTGTTTCGTCTATCCAAGTTTGAGCGGTCATAACGCTTCAATACTATTCATAAGTCGTTCACTTTCTTTCCTACTCGCATCGCTAGAATACACACGCCCTGCCTGAATTTCGCTCTTAGTTTCAGCGTGTTTCTCTAAATGCGCTGAACCATTAATAGATTTAGGTTGCACACCGCTTTCACGCAAACGTTTATACGCAGACATATCAGCATCTTTAGCTTTATCAGCTTTCTTTGTAGCTTCTAAATCAATAACAGAGCTACGAGAAGGGGTAGCTGAAGGCGCAATGTTCACACCTGAAATAAGTTTAGTCATCGCCTGCCCACAAGTAACGCAATGAAACGAATGCCCATCATTAAAGCCATGTATTATTTCTTCAATGTTTTCGCATTGTTTACATTTATAGTCATACCGTGGCATAACCCTCTACCTCTATTCCGTACCCAGCATTTTGTAAAATATTTATTTCTTCATCTGTAAAATCAGTAGGGGATTCATGCCCACCGTATATTGTCCGAGAAACTGTACTCATGTCTGCCGGTTGTCGAGTCGTTACCGACCCATCATTTAATATAAATATATTAACCCCTCTAGCTGTCGGAGGATAGAATCTGCGTAAGTTCCTAGCAGGGCTAATAGTCGGGAATCTAGTAACATCTAATGTTGGGACCGTATTTTCAAACACTGGAACGTATTTTTTATGGAACAACAGTTGTTCTATAGATGTAGACCCAGTAATTGTGTCAACAGATATTTCTTGATCCATGCTGACAATCACAGACGGCGTTGTAGACGTTCCAGCAATAACTGATGGTTCTACGCTAGCGTCGCCTGTAATTGTCGCAGAAGGCGTTGTAGCAGCCCCAGCGATCACTCCAGCAGCAACACTAGCCGTACCTGAAATAGTCGCTGACGGCATAGCGCCAACACCAGCAATCACGCTAGGAGCTACGTTTGCTGCTCCTGAAATCGTCGCTGAAGGTGTTGTAGCAGCAGTCGCTACCACACTAGGAGCTACATTAGCTGTCCCTGATACAGTCGGTGCAGGTACAGTTGTTGTAGCTGCAATTACCGCAACGGCAGCATTCGCAGAGGCTGTCACGGTTACAGCCGGAACAGTCGCAGAACACGATATTACCGAAGGACTTACTGTAGCATCCTTCTGGGAATACTTTACGCTTGAACTTGCGTAGGTAACCGCAGATGAACTGTAGTTTATTGCCACCTGCTGACCTCACTACTCTTCGCCGTAAAGAATCTCCTCAGATTGCGTCTTACGACCAACCAACGAGAACGAACTATCCCCAATTTTAGTAGCAGCCCAGCTCTTAAGAACAGATAACACGGCAGCAAAACCAGAAGCTACAACAAGTTTCCAGTTGCTTACGCCCATCTCAAGGAAGGAGTTACCACTGATTGTGGCTACTGCTGCTTGTACGAACGTCGCTCCGCAGCGTTCAAGTAAATCTAGATATTCTTTCATTTTCTTAATAAAGCCTTCCAAGTATTGGGACCAACGATCCCATCAACATATAATAGACGACGCTTCTGAAACTCCACAACAGCCTTATGTGTGAGCCTCCCAAAATCTCCATCGACTTTGTACCGATACAAGCCCTTATTGCCAAGAAGTTGCTGGACTACCTTCACAGGTTGCCCTTTAGAACCTTTCTTCAATGGGTGTCGTCGGATTAGTTCTTCTATCTCAGCTAACGCAGCGCCAATACCCTTAAAGTCTTGCTTAGCTTTCTTCTTAGCTTTCGTTCCCTTCAAAGCAGGAGCGTCAAACCATTGAATCTTGCCCTTAACTACCTTGCAAGGCTGATGATGCCACCACTCTCCCGGAACGTATGCAACCATGCCATACGATTTTGCTATGGCGTTTACTTGAGAAGTACTGATACCTCGGCCAGTAATTCTAAAGTCAACGGCATAACCCCAGTTATCGAACGCTGGTTGCTGCATGTGGTAAGAGCCTTGAAAACCTGACGCTGTTTTACGGTCAGGGTTGGCTGCTAGGTTAAAACCTGCCCTACCGCTTTTGTATCCGTCGTAGAAGTATTTTTGTTGTGCGTAGGTTCGGACAGCGGACACTACTTTGACACGGCCAGAGATTCTATCATCGGCAAAGAACGCTTCTAACCTGCGTTTGAACTCAGGGTGTAAAAGTTTGGTGTTTATACTGCTATTCGTTGTCGGTATCATTGTTATGAAGGTTCATCGGGAAATTCTACAACCATGCCGAGCGTAGCACTCGCAGGCAAATCCCTGAGTGATTGCCGATAAGTTGCCCATTCGGTTTTCTTAGAACCCGACAACGGACTATCCGCTGCTTGGGTCCAATCAGACTTGGCGAGCAAGCTATTTCGTATTGGTCGCAGCATTCCTAGCCACTGGGCATCAGTGACTGTTTCAGCCCCATCTTCCCATTCTTCTTTTTCTGAATTATAAATTCCGTGTATTGGTTCTAAGCCAAGTTGAATGTTCATATCATCTCCTAGAATTACACCACATACCAACCAGCAGCGTGAATGCGATCTGAGGTTGCCCATGTATGAGGAATAGTTGCGTTGACGTTAACAGATCTTGTATACGTTCCTAATTCATCTTCAGCATAGAAAAAGATTGAACCACCACTTGTAATAGTATGACCGTTGTAGATATAACTTCCTGCGTCAACTAACCAAGCGTTTCCACTTGGCGGGAAACTAATAGATGAATCTGGTGTTACCGGAGCCGAAATATAAATACTTCCACTGAATGAAGTCGTTGAACCAAAAGTCAACTGGAACATCCAATGTACGACATCCCCAAATTGTTGATATTTAGCGACCACAGTTCCATTGCCTACGGTGATATTTCCATAAGTCGGTGTCCACGATTGCAATGCTCCATCAACTGGGGAGACAATGCCATCTTTATTTATCTTGAGTCCTGTAGCATCAATACCTTGTGCGTAGTCTCCGCTTGTCCCAAGATACATTTCAGAACCGGAACCAGTGATCTTTGTAGCGATACGCCCAATAGGATTATCTGAACCTGAATACCCGAAGTCAAGCGCTGTAAAATCGTTAGCATCATATTGGCTGTTTGATATTTTGACAGCACCTTTCGCTGTACCAGTGAACGAAGTCAAATCATCGTCTGAATGGACTTCTAAAGTATGTAATGGGGTAATATCCCCAATGCCAACCTTGCCATCGGGCTTAATAGTCATTGCTGTTGCAGGAGTTTCAGAACCTCCATCAGGAGTAACTTGAAAGATCAGTTCAGTTGGCATATCACCATCAGCAGGTGTGCCATCCACCTGTGCTTGAATCACAGCTCCATTTGCGTATGAGTTGCCGTCGTAACCCTGAAACATGACCTTACCAAGAACAGCGTCATCATCAACAAGCGCCGGAGAAGCCTTAGACCCATCCGACTTACGCAACGTCAACTCAGCAGCAGTCGCCTCAGTATCATGATGAGCAGTCAAATTAATAACCGCATCAGCAGAATCCTTAGCAACCGACAAAGAACCAACAATCGACGGATCAGAAGTCCACGCAGACTCACCAGCAGCCGTACCATGCAACACAGCACCAGCAGAAGCAACCGTATCACCAATACCTAACTTCTCCTCAATCTGCAAAACAGCACCATTCACATTATTATGAATCGTCGCATGATTAGGAGAATCAAGCGTATCAGAATCAGCTATATTATCAGGAATTTCATTTGGATCTCTGTCTAACGCACCCGGATATCTAGTTGCCATCAGTCACCTCTTATGGAGTTAAATCTATTGTAAAAATACCGCCAGCATTAAACGCAATCGTAAACGTGCCATTACTAGAAGAATAATTAGCACCAAAATCAATATACGCAATAAGCGGATCATCAGTTAAAGAATCATCGTAAATCACAGCGCCTCTAGCGTCAGTGATCGTTGCAGACGACCATGAAGTATCAGCAGCATCAAATTTAATAGTGCCACCTGTTTGAGTAAGCGTTACGCTGCCAAGCGTGTTACCACCAGCAGTATAATTAGTTCCAGAAACCTCATTAGAAACGTCACCCTTAAAATCATGCGCCCCGAAATCAGGCGTATACGACGACGTAACCAACATAATTTTAATCGTGTCACTGTCTAGGTCTAACGCAAGAGTATTTTTCAAAGCGTTAAGAAAAGTTATTCCATAAAGTCCGCTAGCCATCAGCGTTCTCCTCGTCTGTCACAACCTTAGCCTCAATCGGCTCAGGGGTTATCACAACGTTTACTTGTTCATCTTCCATGATGTCCAATAATAATATAATCGAATAAAGAAAGATATAAGGAAGGCCAACCTCCCAGTAAAGTCAGCCTTCCCTAATATCGTTTAGGAGCTATTAGTTAGTTCCTATTGAGGATGATGTTTCAATCCTTCGGATACATTCCTCACGGAATCTTCCGTATCCTACAAGGTGATACCAACC